AACTTGATCTCTTAACTGCACACCAGCTGCACATAGTTTAGGTTTTATCGACACAATTCCTCAAGATTATGCTAGGCAGTAGGTCTTACTGGTAAAACCACATCATCCGCTAAATCAAAATTATCTGGCAAATCTCTCAATGACTGGCGATAAGTTGCCCAAGCAGATTTAGTAACTGGACTATCTTCTAACTGTGTCCAGTCAGTTTGATTTAATTCTTGACTGCGCCATAATCTAATTTGTTCCCATTTCTGAGAATCAGTTGCATCTGGGTAATTTGGATTGAATAAAAATTGTGTCATTTTATGCCGCCTCGTATGATATTTGAAATGATATTCTATCGTTTGTTGTCCAAGTAAATGGTAAAGAAGATGTGATGCCAAAAAATTGTGTATAAGCAGTTGCAGCACCAATATAATAAACAGTCATTGCTGTAGTTGATGTCATCAAAGCATATCCTGTAAAACCACCAGTACCAGCATCATCAAAATTAGCAGTGGTATTTTCATACGCATTTCTAGCGGTTACTGGCAAAGTAATAACTGGGCTACCAGAAATTGAAGTGGTAGAACCAAACTGTAAAGACCAGAAGAAATTAACATATTTGCCTGATTGTGCATATCTAGAAACTACTGTTCCGTTTCCAATAGTTAAATTTGTATAACTTGGAGTCCAGTCTGAATAGGTTAGCCCACCAGCAGGTGTTGCCCATTCAGGAGCAGTTGCGCCAGAATTAACTTGCAGCACTTGCCCTGCTGTGCCAATACCTAATCTCGCTGGTGTTGATCCACTTGAAGAATAAATCGTGTCGCCTGTTGTAGTCATTGGGTTAGTCATACCTGTTGTATCTAGGTTTGCCCAAGCACTGCCTGTGTAATAAGTGGTTACGTTTGTATCTTTAAGATATGCAAAGTTACCTTCTTGTGGTGATGTTACAGCTGCATCTCTAGCAGTAGCACTGGCAAATACCCAGACACCTTGCATCAAATAGCCATCGACATCGGCTGCGGTCAATACCTCGCCTGTCGCAAAGTCCTTAAATCCTAATCCTGCTGCCATTTTTACTCCTTAGTAACTGAGCACATTATAGTCTAAAGTGCCATAGATATTGTTATTTAAAATTAGAGCGTCTATTACAGGTTCTAAGGTCGTAAAGACCACTCTAAAGCTGTTGGGTGTGATGGTGTTTTGCACGCCAAATATCTGCAAGGTCTTGTCCAGAGTAGATCCACCTGGCTGAGTAGTAACTACTCTGATCGGGTCAAAGAAATCTAAGTCCAGGGCTGCAATAATGCCTGCATTGTAGTTAGGCGTGTATAGGTCTAGCTCGATTGAATCGCATCGCACGCTAGTCTCGGCTCTACTAGCTGTATAAGCCTGGGCGTAATCTAGGGCTACAGCGTCGGTCTGCATTAGCAAATCTTGGATCTGAAAACTATGTATGAAGTATTTGTCTATTGATGCTTGGTTAATAGCAGTCTGTGGTGTGCCATCTTTTCGGGTAACAGTAGATGAGTTGAAGACCAGGGTGTCATCAAGTTTCCAGTTTGCATTAGCGTATGGAATGCCTGTGCCATTATCGTTAAATGTAGTAATTGTGCCACCGATTGATCCAGCAGTAACCCCTCTGTCTTGGAATACGAATTCACCATCGGCACTGACATATAAAGCACCATATTCTGAATTTGCTACAGTTTGCATAGCGCCAAGTGAAGTTCGTAATGTGCCTGGATCGTTTTGTAGTGTTGTCAAGCCTGCATCGACATCACGAAGAGTTGCTGGCCAGTCAATTTGATCTAGTATCTGGTTAATTCTTGTGCCTGATAGGTTGCCAGCACTAGCACCTGCCACAGTAGTTATCTGCGCATTTTGAGCAAGCCTGAACGCATCTACAGCTTGGATAGTTGTATAGGCAACTTCCGTAGCATCTTTAGGTTGAGTGTTAACATAGCTTGTAATAAAACCTGAAAATATAGGATAAGTCGTAGCGCCATAGGTTGCAGTAATCTGCACCTTCTTCATAGGTGTTAAGTCAGGGCTGTAGGGGCTCAATGGGTTAGTTGGGTTAAAATCACCATTTTGATCTACTATGCGTAATGTAAGTTGGCCAGTTGAGAATTCATCAAACAAAGGATTGCGGCCTCTAGTGGTTTGAATAAAATTAATTTGATCTGATACATCGACAATAATTGCAACTGAATCAGCCAATATGTTTACATCTAATAAGCCCGATCCCAAAATCATAGCCTGGGCGAAGGATGGTCCAGTGCTAAAATTTATATAAGCGTTTACTACTGGTACTGTCATTGGATTAGAATTGCCCCACGAGGTACTAACCTGTCACCTAATTTAGTTGCATTACCAACAGCATCAATTATGTAGCGCTCTAATTCTTGATTGTTGGTTAATACTGCGCCTGTATTGACTGTAACCTGTGGAATGATTGTAGGTGTCGCTGCTGCGGCAGCTGTTGATGCACTTGATGGCATACCGCCTGGCACGGCATATTGGGCCATTTGTGCTAAGAACGCATCGGCTTGCGCTTGTAATCTTGCAGATGAGGCAGCCAAGCCTGCTGCTGCGCCTGCTTCAATCCCCATCGATTTAAATTGGCCAACTAAACTGGTAAAAATTTGATCGTATTTATTAGGCAAAGTATTTAAAGCATTAGCAGCATCGGTAGCAGCAGTGGCTAATAAATCAGCTGCTGTCTTAGCATTTAACTCTGCATTGTATTTCTTAGCCAAAGCCTCGTTATTGTCTAGTATGGCTATCTTCGCCTGTATGCGTAGTTTGGTCTCGGCATCTGTAGCCTCAGCCAACGCCTTCATTAAACCTATGCGCTCAACATCAAACTTCTCAGCTAGTTTATCTACCTCGGTCTGCTTCTTATTCTTTGCATCTAGTATTGCTAATTCTTTTTTCTTCTGCTCTGATAGTTTATTTTCTAAGCGTAGCTGTTGGCCAAAGATACGAGCCGATGCTCGGCCTTGTTTGTTGTCTGGCTGAGTAGCGCTTCTTGCACCACCAGCTAATCCCACAGCCCTTTGCAAGGCTAGCCCACCTGGTTGTAAACGTATTAACAGATCGCCCAAGCCACCAGAAGTTATCTTAGATGCTAGGCCGTCTAACTTGCTTATCAATAAACCTACGCCATATATCGCATCGCTAATAGACTTGGCAAAGGTGTCCATTTGAGTAGCGGCACCTTCGATGCTTCTATTCTTGCCTAGTAAACTTATAGCATCTAATAAACCTTTACCGATTTCTTCTTTAGCATTCTCTGTAGATACTCTTAGTAGATCCATCTTTCCTGCATAGGTAGTTAATCTAGCTTGTGCCTGGCCTGCAAACTTGTTATTAAGTTCACCCAGGATTTTATCCATATCACCAGTTTTTAATGTGGCCTTACTTATGCCAGCACCTAAACGGCTAAGACCTGTGGTGTTACCTGAGAATCCTCTAGTTAATGCTGCGCTTACCTCTGTTAAAGATCGACCAGTAGCAGCACTTACATTTAATGCAGTGTTTAATGCATCTTGGCTTTTTGTAATAGATCCTGTAGCTGTGAGTAATTGTTGGAATGCTGGGCGTAATTGGTCATCTAATACGCCTGTAACTTTTTGTAAATTGGCTATGTAATCTTCAACGGCTGGCGCACTAAATGCAAAACCAGTATTACGTAATTGAACCTCTAAAGATTTGGCTGCCTTCTCATCGGCTGCAAAGGCTTGCACTGCTCGCTTGCTAAATTGGAATAATTGCTGAGCGCCAAAGACACCAGCAAAGGTCTTGCCTAATTTATTTACTTGCTTATCAAAGGCTGATACATCCTTTTTGCCTTTATTAAGTGCTTTACCATTCCAGGTGGCTATCGCCGAGACTACTACATTGGCCATTACGCTGCCTTTTTAATCTCTGTTGATTTGTTAAATTTTATAGCTGTAGAATTTATAGCGCCTAGCACTGCTTGATAAACCTTGCCACTATCTTGTGCCCAGGCTTTGTAGATTAAGCGACCTTTAGTCTTCCGACCACCACCACGTACGCCTTTAATCTTTGGTTGTGAGGTAAGCCCTGGCATTGATGTAACAAATTGATAGCCAGCAAAAGGATTATTTGATGCGTACTCTCTAGTAGATTTGTTGTAGGTGTACTCACGTGCTTTAGACTTGCCTTCAAATCCTTGTACCTTGCCGAAGGTTGTGCCAGGTAGGCTTGGATCGATCTGCTGGAATGGCGCTCTACCTTGTGGGTTTTTACGGCCAGCAGTTTCATATATGCGACCTGGTGCGCTTACGTTGTAAACATAGTTACTAACTTTAAATCCATTTTTGAATGTGCGGTTATCGCCTGAGTTGTATCCAATACCAGCCTTGACTGTGCCAGCATCATATTTAGGAAATGGGCGGTAATTGATGTTCGGGTTAGGCTCTTTAGTCCAGCCTGATAGCACCTCAGAATTACCAGGCACAAATGATCTAGCCTTAACTGCTACGTTACGCATTAGCGGATCAATAGCAGTCCTAATACGATCTTGTAAATCTTTGTCAATAAACTTTAGACCTGCAAGGACATCTTTAACGCCTACGGCTTCTGCTGGCATTTCGGATCTCCTTAGCTCTATCGGTTAGCACCTGTATGATTGCTGCATACATTTCGCTATCCATATCAATAAATTCTCTAGGCGGTATCCCAGTCTCTACGCTCAGTTGTGCGATGCTGTAAAGTATCGAATCCCGCTGGATTATTTTTTTTCTTCGTCTAGTACCTCGACAGTTTCTAGGCTGTCAATAAACTCATCAAACGATAGAGATACCTGGCCACCAGCCCTGCGTAAACATTCCCAAGCCAACCAGAATATATCTGACTGCTTCTCATCTTCACGCAAGGCTTTGCTAATTCCCATACCTCTTTTTAATTCAAAAGCTACTTCGACACCTGGTGTTATCTTGTGCTCTGATACTTCACCATTAGCCCTTGTTATCTTTAGCTTTGCCATTACTACTCCTTAGTTAGAATGCCACCGATGATGACACTGTAATTGCGGAGTTTACAGTAAAGGACAGACTTGACGTAGCAATTTCTGAAACGCCGCCTTGACCTATTGGGGTTAGGTTGTTGAC